GGCAATATCGAGTTGCTGCGCCGCCCCGCTGGTGCGCTGGATGGCGGCGCTGAACGCCTCCATCCCCCCGCTGGCCTCGCTGGAGGCGGCATTGATACGGGTCAGCGCCTGCGTGCCGGTCTCGCCCACCAGGGCCAGCTTGGCGCGGGCCTCATCGGCGCCGGTGGTGCTGACGCGCAGCGCAATATCCGCACCCGCCATGGCAGCCTCCGGGGATTACGCCAATGCGGCGCTGATGTTGCGGAGAAGGCGGGCCGGAATGGACCGGCGCACACCCTCGATATCCAGAACTTTTCTGGGCTGGACGCTGGGCACGAGGGTGAACATCACCACCCAGCCGCGATCCAGCGCGGCGCGGATATTGGTGGTGCGGCCCAATACCCCAGCCGCACCGATTGCCCGTGACTGTCAGGCACTATAGCAGGCCTGGGCCATTATTGCGTTTGAGAAAGAACGCCACGGCGCCTGGCGTTATTCGCTGTGGCGTTACCCGCAGCCGCATCACCTGTAGTATCCGGATGGTCGCGCGGGATCTGCGCCGCTCGTAGGGTACAGTCTGCGATGAGATCAGGTAGCACGGCGATGCCGCGGGCTACCGCGCGGAAACTGCTAAGGCCGATGCTGCTGCCACGCGTCGCGCCGATGTTGCTACGTCGACCTCCGCCGGCGCGCTGAACCGCATCCCAGCACATCTTCGGAAGACGCTGACCTATGGCCAAGGCAAGGACATTGCAAGACATACAGGCCTGGCCGCACAGACCAGCATACGCATTTTCTTCGAAGACCCCCACTCGCCCTGACAGTCCGGCTCCAACGAGAACACTAACGGCCCATTGCGCCAGGACATGCCCGAGGACAGCTCACTGGCCGGGCTGGACCACGACGACCTCGACCTCTTCGCCGCCAGCGTCAATGACCGGCCGGGAAAGACGCTCGACTACGCCACCCCAGTCGAAGCCTTCAACACCCTACATGCAAACCTGGCCAGCGGCGGCGAAACACGGACACATGACGGTGTCCGCCATAGATTTTAATTATACCCACCACAAAATAAAAAATTAGCCGGTGATTTCTCCCACACGAGCCCAATTTACATTACTGTCAAGATATTCAGCCATCTCGCCAGGAGATGCCCTCTCAAAATCAATGTTTATACAGTAGTGAGGATGATTTGTAATTATTTCAGATGCCAAACTATAGCAAAGAACAACAAAATTTGAACAAAAAAATGTTCTAGCCTGCAAAACATCAGCCTTGTCAACATTATTAAGAAAATTGCTCACGTCATTCGCGGCAATGACCTTGTCTCTTCCCGGCGTTAGAGAACGTGTCGCTCTAGTCCTGCTATACGAACCAAAATCACTGACATTACGGCTTCTGATAACCATATTCTGGCCGAAATCTGCAGCACAGTCCCCGATATCTTGCCAGCGTGTCCTATGACGATAGACCTTCCACTTGTTATGCCCATCCAAGCTATCGGTAGTTAGTCCAACGCCGTGGCTTTGAGAAACTTTTCCGTCGCCGACATAAATTCCCGCATGTACGGTTGTCGCCTTACTTGATCCACCAATTTTCTGACCAATCGATATCAATATAGAATTGAAACCAAAGCTGGCGCGCTCCAATAAAATGTCACCCTTTTCAAGAGTGATATCACCACACCCCCATTTTCCGCCAGTACGTTTTGTTACAGGCATACCCAACCTCCTTTATGTAAAACCATCATTAGAATAAGTTCATTTTTCAATTCGGTAAAGGGCCAGCTTGGCGCGGGCCTCATCGGCGCCGGCGGTGCTGACGCGCAGCGCAATATCCGCACCCGCCATGGCAGCCTCCGGGGATTACGCCAATGCGGCGCTGATGTTGCGGAGCAGGCGGGCCGGAATGGACCGGCGCACGCCCTCGATATCCAGGACTTTTCTGGGCTGGACGCTGGGCACCAGGGTGAACATCACCACCCAGCCGCGATCCAGTGCGGCGCGGATATTGGCGGCTCGGCCCTTGGACCTACCGGTGAACAGCGCGACGCCGCCGGTATTGATCGACACCCGGCCCTGGCCCCTGCCGCCCCGATTGCCGGTGACGGTCAGGCACCACAGCAGGCCGGGGCCATTCTTGCGCTTGAGAAAGAACGCCCCGGCACCCGGCGTCATTTGCTGTGGCGTCACCCGCAGCCGCATTGCCTGGCCCCGCCCGCTCGGGATGCAGTTGATGCTGCTGGGGATGGCCAAGTATTTTCCGCCACGCGCGGTGATGGGGCTGCCGCGATCCAGCGATTGATGGATTTGCGGCGCGGCGGAGGTGACAAGGCCTGCGGGTTTCCAGGTGCCATTGTCACGCTCGGGATAGACACGGCTGCGCCAAGCATTGGCCAGCACCCGCTCACCTCTAAAGCTGCCGGAGCGGATCTGGCTCCGCAGTTCCTCTTTGACTTCAAACGTCGTGGCCGCAACGCCCCGGCGAATGCCCTTGGCAATGCGTCTGGCCTCGGCCTGCATCTGCTGCGCGAAGGCTTGTGGGTTGGCGTTGAGATCGAGCTTCATCCGCCGCCTGCCTTGCGCTCATACTCTTCCTGCTCAGCATGGATGCTGCCGATCATCCCCAGTGCGGCCATGGTCCAGGCGGCCTGGTCATTCACCCCCCCGGCATCAGGTAGCAGTGCCAGCCCACCCATGCCGCCCCGGCAGCGGTTCCATAGCCGCACCAGCTCCGCCCATTCTGGCGGCGTGGAATGGCGGGGGTTATCCGGCCACTCCCGCCCTGCCACTAGCCATGTCGTGCCGTCCGGGGGCGTTTCTCCGCCTTGGAAGGCATCGGCGTCTCGGGCGCAGGCGACGGCGCCCCAGAGACGTTTCCCGCACTGGCCGGCAAATACGTCATCAGCCACGTCTGATTGCCCAGCGCCATGATGTCGCCGGGTGGCAGTTCATCAATGGCCGCTGCCGGGACCTGGCCCCGCTGGCGGCTGAAATCCGGCAGGCCAGCACCGCGCCAGCCACGCAGCGCACGGCGCAGGATCACCAGCGGCATCATGCCCCAGTAGAATTCCTCCGCCGCGCGCAGGGCGGCGTAATGCGGCACCTGCATGCAGCTCAGGGCCACAATCTCGCGCTGCCGGCGCAGATCATCGGGCACGGCCTCGCCGGCATCCTCGGCAGCCTCGGCCTGGTCCAGCAACGCCAGAAGCTCGACCAAATTATCCGGCGCCAATTCGCGCAACCCATCGCGCAGCGCGCCACGCAGCCGCCAGGGGCCGATCAGCTGCGCGCCGGCGCTGGCCATATCGGCCTTGAACATCTGCTGCTCCAGCACCGTCAGCGGCGCCAGGGTGTAGCTGCGGGCGGCATCGCCCTCGCCCAACACCATCTCCTCGCTCTGCCGGCGGGAGAAAATCACGGTTTCGGTCATGCGATATTCCTCAGTATTGGCACAGAAAGAAGCTGGCATCGGTGATATTCGCCTCGGCGCGGATCTCATTGGTGCGCAGGCCGCCACGATCCCCCGGGTCGGCTGCCAGCAGGCGCACCGCCGGCATGGTCACACTGAAACGGTTGCCCGCATTGCCGGGAACCACGGCGAAGAGCGCGCCGCCGGTGCCGTTGCGGAAATTGTTGAACAGCGCGACCTGGCCGGTGGTGTCCATGCTGGGGTTCAGCGTGGCCGTCACGCCGCGGGTGATCGGGACGGCGGGGTCAAAGCCATCCTGCGCCTCCGGATTATCCGGCAGCACCGTGCCCACGCCGGCATCGACCGAGAGGTTCTTGAGCTTGGCGGTATTGCCCAGCAGGTTGGCGCGGCCACCGACCCAGCGCGGCGGGGTGGTGGCGGTGGAGGCATTCAGCGCCGCCGGCAGCGCCACCGTGGTGACGGAGATGAATTGGCCACGCAGCGAGAAGGCCAGCATGCCAATGCCGCCTGCCTCGAGGTCGAGCTTTACCGAGCCGACGCAGCCGGTGAAAATCCACAACAGCCCATCGCTATAAAGATAGAGCGTGACGGTCTTATAGACCGCCTCATCCGAGGTGGGCCGGTAGAGGACATTGGGCGGGATTTGCATCAGCGTGGTGGTGCTGAGCGCGGTGCCGAAGGTCTCGCCGAAACTGGCGACGCGGCCCGTGGTCCAGCCCATGATCGGGCTGACGGCGCCGGCGGCGGGGTTGCCGGTGAGAATGCCAGGGATGCCGCGATAGATATTGGCGACGCTGCTGAAGGCGACCGGGAAGGTGGCGCTATTGGTGGTGCCGGCGGTGGCGGCCGTTGCGACCACGCCGACGGCGTCGGTCACCTCCTCGAAGGTGCATGCGCGCATGAGGCGCCCCCAACTGGGCGCGGTGCCGGCGGTGCCCGAACCACGCATTGGCACCATGAGCTCAATGGTGGGGCTGAGGCTGCCGACGATGCCCGGCAATTCGTCCAGTGCGCCGGAGAAGCTGGGATCGGTCACCACATTGGGGCCAAAGCGAGCCTGCGCGCTGCCGAGGATGAAATCACCGGCGACGGGCAAGCCCGCGATGGAATCAGTGCCTGGCGTGGTCTCGATTTTGGCGGCGATGGCCGAGAAGCGCGTGCGGACAAGGGTCAAGCTCATGGCAATCTCCTATGGGAATGGGGGGGATAGGGGCAGGATCAGCTGGCCCAGGGCCCGCCGCTGGGGCCGATGGCGAGCATACTAAAGCGGGCGAGGAACTCTCCGGCCGGCCGCGCGGAGGCATCGCTGTCGTAGAGGCTGAACTCGGCGCCTTGCTCGGCGACATCGCCGAGGCCTGGGGTGCTGGGTGTCCAGCCTGCCACGGCCTCGACCAATTGCGCATGCAGCAGGCTGAGCGCCTGCTCGGCGGCGAGGTCGGTAGAGGCGCTTGCAAAGCCGGTCACCGAAAAGGCCAGCCGGTAATGGGTCAGGCCGGGTTCCTCGGTCTCATCCGCCTGCCATTCCTCGCCGCGCAGGATGAGCCGCGGCAGGGTGTCGGTATCGACATCAACAGGCGCGCGGCGAGCGCGTTCCACAACCACACCCGGCATTATGCTGGTGAGGCGTTGGGCGATCGCGGCGAGGCCGGCCTCGCGCAGTGGCACGCTGCCCGTCATGATATGCGCGCCAGGCCAAGGCGGCAGGTCAGGCCGAGCGGGTCAGGCTCCACCGTCTCGACGCGATAGGTGCTGCCGGCCCAGCGCAGCAGGTCGCCACGGCGGGGCGGCTGGGTCAGGTCGGCAGCACGGATGGTGGCCTGCACAGCGATGGCTCTGCCGCTGGTGGCGCCGAGGCCCGGCACCAACTCGGCTGGCGTCGATAGTAGGACGCGAACGGGCTGCCAGGCACCACCGGCTGCCGCCTGCCATTCGGCGTCGCCGCCCATATTCGGATCGGCCAGCAGCGTGGCCATGGCGGCATCAAAGGCGGTCATCGCCGTGGTGCCACGGCAGCGGCAATTTGCGGCGCTACCTTCTCAATGCTGCGGCCGATGACATAGCCACCAAGCCCCAGTTGCACGATGTCCCACAACTTGAGCACCTCGGCCTCAGAGATGCCCGGCGCTGACCAGCCGAGCCAGCGGGCAACAATCAGCCCGCCAAAAGTCAGCATCAGGATCGGCCGCCAGCAGGCTGCCAGCCAATGCTCGGATTGCGCCTCGGCCTTGATGATGTCGCCGGCCGCGGCATTGAGAGCGCCTTGCTGCGCGAGCAGGGCCATAACCATGTCCTGCTGCGCCTTGGCGGCCTCGGCGGGGTCGGGGAACCACCGCTTGAATAGGTCGCCGAGGACCGGCAGCAGGGCGGGCAGAAGGGCTGCGATCATGGATAGCTCCTGCGATCGAGTTCGAAATGCGGCCCGTCCGGAAAGGAGGCCCAGTCGCCGCCCCACACCAGGGCGACGTCCTCCTCCTTCGCGGCGGCCTTCATGGCAGCGGCCAACTGGCGGGCCAGCGGCCAATCCCAGCGCACCTCGCCATTGCCCGGCACGCCATCACCATCATCCAGCCAATAGGCCAGATCGACCGCGTGGCCGGTGATGTGCCGGCTGTTCATGGTGCGGGAAGCGCCAGCCTTGACCAGCGCCGCCTGGCGCTCGCGCGTGCGAAGCCCCTCGACGACGATAAAGCCGACGGCGAGGCGAGCCCGCTCGACCACCCGCACCAAGTCGGGATGCACCCCGGCCAGGCGCTGATGGTCGCGGATGCTGAGGGGCGAGCGCATGCTTAGGCCCCCGAGGCCGGCACGCGCTCGGTCCACACCCGCACCGTGGCATCGGCCGCCAGCGCAGCCTGAGTGGCGATACCCACATGGAAGTTGCCGGTGGCGGTGGTGGTAATGCGGCGGTTGGTATTGTCCCAGAACAAGCGGGCGCCGGCGATGATGGCCAGTGCCGGTTCCTTGGTTATGTCAAAGACACCCTCGGTCTGGCATTCGATGGCGGCATTCTGCGCCGCATCATAGGCGGCCACGCCAAATATCGCGCCGACCAGGACGCCCTGGCCGGAGGTGACGGCATACGGCGCCACGAGGGTTAGGCTATCGCCCGGTTGGATGAAGTTTTTCATGGGGAAAGGTCTCCATTGATGTTGGAAGAGGTTGCAAAAAATAGTGCAATTCACTAATATCCTCGGATGGATACCGTAATCTCCGCCGCCGAAGCCAACCGCGCCTTCTCCCGTCTCCTGCGGGAGGTGCGTGAGGGAGGGCACCGTTTCGTCGTGACAGCGCATGGCAAGCCGGTGGCGCGAATTGTCCCCTGCGATGAGGGCGATGCGACCCGCGAGGCGGCACGGGCGGCATTGCTCGCCCGCCTGTCAGGGCAGCCTGCGGTCGATGCGGGTCGATGGATCCGTGACGAGCTATACGAGCGCTGAGATGCGGATCGCGCTCGACACCAATGTCCTAGCCTATGCGGAAGGGGTGAATGGCCAAGAGCGTAAGGCGACGGCCTTGCTAGTCCTGCGCGACTTTGCTGGGCACGAGATCATGTTACCCGCTCAGGCGCTCGGCGAGTTGTTTGCGGTGCTCACCCGCAAAGCTAAGCGGGACGCCGCGGACGCTCGCCATGCGGTGCTCGGCTGGTCGGACAGCTTTGCTGTGATCGATACGACACCGGCGGTGATCCTCGAGGCGATGGAGGTTGCTACCACCCATCGCCTCTCGTTTTGGGATTCAGTGATGCTGGCCGCCGCCGCTCAGGCGAATTGCCGGATGCTGTTATCGGAGGACATGCAGCACGGATTCACCTGGCGCGGTGTGACGATCCAGAACCCATTTGAGGGAACCGGGAGTTGATCAGACGCCCGGATTGTACCAGGCACCGCGCCAGTCGATGGCGCCCACGCCGAAGTCAAAGATCACGCTGACCTCCACGCCATCCACGCCCGAGACCGGCCCGGTGGTGACCTGCGGCCCCTCGGCGCCGTTGAGGTAGCCATAGACATAGACCGGCGCCGCGCTGGGATCGGAGAACAGATACCAGCGGTTGGAGGCAATTTGCGGCTCGATCAGCGGCTGCACAAAGCCGGCAAAGACATTGGCATTGCCGATCTGCGCCGCCTGCACTGAGACGGTGAGCTGCCGCGCCGCCAATTCCTGATTGGGCCCGACCAGCAGGCGCATGGAGGCACCGATGGCGATGGGCAGCCCGTCCAGGGTCTTCTGTTTCATGATCGCCGCACGCCCAGCCGCTAGCCCATCAAGGTTCAGCGCGGAGCCTGCACTGGCCTTATTGGCCCGTGCCGCGGCGGTGCTAAACACCGCGGCGCTGCCGGTGATCAGCGTCGGGCCATCGCCATTGGCGGTGTTCAGCAGGCCATAGGCAGTGGCATTCTCGAAATCCGCCACCCGGCGGCCAATCGCCGCGGCGAAGTCGGTAAAAGCGCCGAGGTCGTCGTTCACAAGCATCGGCCGGGTGACGCGAATGCGCCGCGCGAAGGTCTGCAGCAGGACGATCTCCTGGCTTTCGGACATGGTGCCGGCCTGGATTTCGCCATTCTCATTGAGCGGCAGCAGCGTTGGGAAATCACCCACGCGCAGATGGCGGTGTGGCTTGAAGTCGCGGAAATCGCGGCGGAGAAAGATCTGCCGATAGCTTGGCTGTGCCGGCGTATAGGCCGCGAGCAGCATCTTATTGGCCGCGGCCGAGAGCAGCGCCGGAAAGTCTGAGGTGGTGTGAAAGGCGCGTTCGGCGATCAGCGTCGGATTGCGCGGCACGTTCCGCTCACCGCGGGCGCGGAGCAATTCGCCGACCATGTCGCTGGGGCGCCAACCCATGAACTCCACATGGCGGCCCGTGTCGGAGGGCTGGTAGCCCGGCATGGAACGGGCCGCCAGCGCCTCGGCCATGGCGTCGAGCAATTGTGCTGGGTCGTCACTGGCGGGGCCGGTCTCCGGCCGGGCCGGGATGGAAGGGCGAGCGGCGCCGCTGGTAAAGGCATCCCACAGCCGCCCGCGCAGCACCTCAGGCGATATGCGCTCACGGATGGCCGCCTGACGCATCTCATCCAGCCGCACCTCGGTCAGCAGGCCACGGCCGCCGGCGAGAACTGGCTCATAGGCGGTGATGCGCTCCACAGCGGCACGTTCGGCCTCTGCGCGGATGGCGTCCAGGTCGGGCGTTGCCGCACGTACCGGCTCGGGCGTGGGGGTGGGCGTGATGGTCACGGCAATCTCCTGGGGAGGGGTGGCGGGGGGCGACGCAGGCTGCGGCGCGGTGGTTGCAGCCGGGATCTCCGGCGTCGTCTCGGGCATAGGGTGATCCTCATGGGGCAGGGCTGGTTCAAGGCCGGGCGTGGGGAGGCCCTGCGCCCCCTGCGCGCGAACAGCGGCCGCGGCATCCACTGGGATGGGCACGACCGAGATTTCAAAAGGCTCCCAATCCACCGCGCGATGGATGGTCTGGCCGGTGGCGGCATCAGGCGTCTGGTCATAGCGATGAACGCGATAACCCACGCTCACCGCACGCAGCGTGCCATCGGCGATGCGCTGCCAGACTGGCTCGACATCCGCCGCGGCGGAGAATTGCAGCGTGGCATAGCCGCGCCCGGCCTCGATCCGCGCCGCTGTTACCCGGCCCAGCACGTCGCGCGCATCGCCACGGCGGTGGGTGTTCAGCACCGGGGCGCTGCCCGAACCCAGCCCGTCCATGCGCACGGCCTGGGCCGACATATCCAATTCCTCGGTGATCAGCCCGAGGGAGGGCACAAAATTCCGCGCCCGGGCGCCGGTGGACCAGATCACCTCCACCGTGCGCGCCGCGCGGTCCACCGTGACCGGTGCTGCCAGTGCACGGCAGGCCATGATGGACGTCTCGACCGGCTCCGTCATGCTGGCGCCTCCGCCACCGGCCGGGCCTTGCGGCGCGAGACTGGCGGGGTGTCGGGTTCGGCACTGCACCAGGCGATCCGCAGCCCACCACTCGCCTCGAAACTGCGGGCAGTGCCGGCGCGCAGCCAACGCCGCGGCGCTTGGCTTGGATCAGGATCGGGGCCGATGGCCACCCATAGATCCACCATTGCAGTCAGCGTGACGATCAGCCCGCCGCCGCCCGGCAAGGGCTCGCTGATCTCATTGGCGGCCAGCGTCTGTGAGGCGATGAGCCCATCGGCCGCCTCGATAGAAGAGAGCAGCCGGCCGAAATGGTCGCGCGTAGCCGTGCTGCATTCGATATGCAGGGACATGTTGCATTCCTCAGGTTGAAGGATCAGGGCGTGGCGGCGGGCCCAGCACTCGCCGCCCCAGTGGCGGCGATCTCGATAGCGGCCAATTGCGCCGCATCCTGCGCCGCGCCGGATTTGGCGACGCGTCTGGCGTCGGTGTCCAAAGCGAGGCCTGCCTCATCGAGCAGATCATTGGCCTCGCGGATCAACTCGACCGAATGGCGGAAATCATAGCCAAAGGCGCCCACCGCCTCGGCCTGCGGCACAAAGCCGGCGCGGACCTGGGCGATCAGCGCCGTTGTATCCTTGAGCGGGTCGATCATCTCATGCGCCGGCGGCACAAAGGACATGCCCTGCGGCATCTCGCCGCCCCATAGCCCAAGCAGCGCACCCTGCGCGTGAAAGCGCTCGGCGATCGGCCGGACCAGCATGGGGATCAGCATGCCGTATTGCACCTGCTCGCAGAGACGGCGGAATTCAATCTTGCCGGCCCGCAGCGATGAGTAATTCGCCTGGGTG